AAACGCAAATTAAGCGCATGGAACAAATACGTAAAGAACAAAAAGAATCAAATTAAGTTCAAAAATGGTAAACTAAACTTGAAGAAAATGGCTGTGCAATTTAGAAAAACAAGGGGGAAGAAGTAATGCCGATCCAAAACATTAGAGATACAATTCAAGGTAGTGTAACACCAGATGGAACTGGGTTTGGTTATATGACCAGACAAATTAACTTGGAGGACGGGTTTAGGTACGACATGCTTAGTGTTGATGTCTATAACGATAATATGGCAATGCCTCTGAAGTCTGATCCGGGTTATGAGCCAAATGTAGCATACCAGTTGTATATATCACCATTTCCAATGCAACAGATTGGTGGAGAGTGGGGCTTTGGCGGCACTGGACCTATTACATTCTTCCCGGGTGGTGGACAATCAGCAGGGGAACCAAATGTATTGTACAAAGAGATGGGACTTACTGGAATTGTAGCTAACAACAACCAACAAAGTAACAAAATATGGAAGAACCAATTTCCTAATGACAATGTTGCTGCAACACCGACAATGAAGTGGTACAGTCCTCATGTGTATGTTACACTAATGATATGGAATGTACCCGACATACCACTTAATATCAACTTCAGCGTATTTATGAAAGTAGACAAGAAGAAAGCATCGGCTGCATCTTCTGCTATGGGTAAATATGCTGAGTTCTTAGACTCACAAATAAAGAAGTTAACTGATACTGCAGTAGTATATCCTGCAGCAAACATAGAAGGTTATACATTCCCTATGTGGAAGTATGGAGGAATAAGGCCAGAACTTATGATCTCTGGAACTACTGCACTGAGATATTACAATCGAGTTGCGTCCAACGCTAATCAAGATATGGTTGCATTAGGTACTCTGCAGGGTGCTTTCAAGTCTGCAGTAACTATGGTAGGCTATGACCAAGCGTTTGGTGATGGTGCAGCAAATCTACCAGAATGGATCACATTGATGGACGTAGAAGGCGTTACTGCAGGAACTATTAGGCAGTACCCACCGCCTAGAAAGTTTGCAGACAACGGTAATACACTCATGTTGTAGATGGTTGACAGTCAAAACAGATGTAATAATCAGTATTGGCGTTCTCTGTTATGTGCAAACTACATTCAGTTTCTTCACAATAGTGATCGCATCTTTCGCATAGAACATATAGTATCATTCGATTCCCTCACATTTGTGGTCATAATAGTTCTTGACTGGTATTTGTTTACCACAGAATCGACAGTATTTGGTTCCAGTCTCAGTCTCGTTTCTTTCTTGGCGTAGTTTGTCTCTAACCCACTGGCTAAAATTGGGTTTTGCTTTTGCATATTCCCAAGTTACAGAATCTAAGCTGACATTGATAGGCCTCAAATGTCTCCCCCCCAACAATCGATGCATATGAATATCCATCTAGGTTTAGGATTTCCAATCTCCCTAAATGCTGGCCATGGTCCATCAATTAAGACACATGGGTATTCATCGGTTAACATCCACTGCTTTTCTCCGTAGAGATCGCATTCATTACAGAATGGATGAGCGTTAATTGTATGTTTAAATTCGAACCATTTTTCTGGAACCAAGTCCATCCATAGATTACTCATGTTTTTTACCCCCTGCTAATTCGAATGGTGTCTTAAATTCGACATCGTAATCGATTGGAAGTAACACACAATAATAGAAGTGTAAGACTTGTTCTGGCCACCATGGATTAACTTCCCACTTCACTTTTAGGCAGTGTTCTCTACGTTCATAATCGTAGATAATTTTCACTTGTTCGCAATCTTCGAATGCTTCGATAGCATGTTTTAACTCATCATCAAACTCCCACATCTCATCCCAGTGCATCATTGACTTGAGAGTGACGATCTCTTCGTTTGGATGGTCTTTGTAATACCATTCGATAAATTCTTCTTGCGCTTGGCTGTAATGTTGAGCATATCCTCCTTCCATATTACCCCCTAAATTGGACTTGCTTATCAATTTATGCGCACGCATAGCCAAAATAGATCAGTTTACTTTTTCGACTTGGGTGTTTATACCCCTTCCGTAGTGTTAGGGTGGTTAGGGCGGGGGAGGCCGAAGAAATCGGGACTCGCTTCGCTCGCGAAGATTAGGTCACAGTTTACTTTATACACCGCCCCAGTATCGCAGATGCATGGCAAAGAACCGAGGAGACGTCATTTTACGTGACAGAATGCAATTTGATTTAGATGGTAGTGGCGACAGAACTACACTTTATGGGCGAATAGATCTATCCGCTTATGTTAATCCTGTTGCTCGTGATGGTCTAGCAATAAAAGAAGTTAGATTTCAGCTGAGACAACCATCAAATGGTAACACTGGATTTTTCAAACCTGTTGCTGACTTTGCATCCAGTGGTGGATCCGTTGGTGCTCAATCAGCAATTAAACTGTATGCAACTACAAGAGCATACGAAAACGCTGCAGATGTAGGAATTGCATCTCCAGATGTACTATGTGTTTACGAAGCATTGTCTTCAGTAGGTATTACACCTGCAGGTACAACACCTAATTTCATTACAACAGAACGCTTCTATGGTCCTAAAGACCTACACCCAGAAGGTTTTACTGTAGTTTCGGATCTATTAATTGGTGTTGCTGCAGATTTGTGGGATAATGAAAAAGATGCAACTCTTGAATTAGACATCATGTTGATTGCAGAACCTATCAGTGTAACTACAGAACGCATGAACGAACTCCTAGCACAGGGTATGGACCTTTGAAGGGGGTCTATACTTGGTTAAGGGTAAAATCGGTAAGAAGGCTCTCGCTAAAATAAGCGAAACCAAGTTTGCTAGAGGTGCTGGAATTGCAGCCGGAGCAAGAGCAGCAGAGGAAGCAATTAGCAATCCATATGCTCAAGCAGGCTTGGGGGCATTGGAGGGTGCGGCACTTGGCTCGGCTCTTGGCCCTCTTGGTGCTGCTGGAGGTGCTGTTGCAGGCGGGCTTCTCGGATTCGTGCTTGCGGATGGTGAGCGAATTGTTCCTATTGATATGATTGCTGTACCAGCATACCAATACAGTTTGATGTTGCAAGGTAAGGAACCAACGTTCCAGATCTACATCAAAGAAGGCGAAGTAATAATGCCAATTATGAAGACCGATTCCCAGGTGGCAGGTGAAGTAGTTCTTACCCAGGAAATGCCTGGGAGCGTTAAACCTAAAAAACGCAAATTAAGCGCATGGAACAAATACGTAAAGAACAAAAAGAATCAAATTAAGTTCAAAAATGGTAAACTAAACTTGAAGAAAATGGCTGTGCAATTTAGAAAAACAAGG